AGAGGTCCGGCAGTCTGATCCACTAGGTAACTGAACTATGGCAACGTTTTCCATCACTCACCGCATGAGGTTGGGAAACGTTGCCGTTGTCCAAACCTTGACCGCTACCGACTTGACTGTCGGGCAGTCGGTAACGGTCGCGGGCGTAGGGGATGGTTTCGACGGTACTTTTACTGTTGTAGCCATCCCCACTGCCCTACTTGTGAACATCACCGATGAAGGCGATTTCGAGTACGACTACAACGTGCTTATTCCCAACCAAATTTTGGTGTTGGACAATGGTGCCGATGTCGCACGAGATTCGATTGAGCCCTACGGCACCCTCACGTGGTCCCCAACGTGTACGTGGATCACTTCGAGCAACGTAAACGAGTTTTTGGGTATCAGTGGTGCGACCGCTAACGACATTGCGTTTATTTCTACGTGCGTTGCCGCCGCTAACGCATGGGCTTACCGCAAACGTCAAGAGGCAGGTTACCGCGACAGTCTGACCACAAGCCCGGGCGCAGACGTAACACTCGGCACCACGATGTTTGCCGCCGCGCAATACCGCCGCCGCGGATCGATCGACGGGTTTCAGTCTTTCGACGTTATGGATGTTGCCACCCCAAACATGAGCATGGGCGATATCAATAAATTGTTGGGCATTAACCGTAGTCAGGTTGCCTAATGACTGCCGTAGGCCCGCTCAACGATGTACGTACCGCGCTAATCAACGAAATTACCGCCGCGGGCTATGTCCCTGTGATTGACCCGCGCAACGCGCGCCCACTAACCGTTTTTGTGGAACTTCCCACCATTACGGCAGTCACCCCAAAAGTGCTCGATCTCACCTGGACATTGCGAGTGTTGGGCGCGCCGCCCGGCAATCAAGACTCACTTGATTGGATTTTTACCGCAGTAGACGTATTGATCCAACGCAGATCACTTGCGATCGTTTCGGGCACCCCATCACTCGCGCAGGTTGGTTCACAAGAATTGCCCGCATATGACCTCACAAGCCGCTATGGCGCACACACACACTAAGGAGAAATAAAAAATGGCAACTACCACAATCGTTTTGTCTAACGCATCGGTCGCTATCGGTGCCGTAGACGTTTCCGACCAGGTGCGTAGCGTCACCCTCACTATCGGTTTCGATCAGTTGGAAGTGACCGCAATGGGCGCAACGGGCCGCAGTTACACCAAGGGCCTTCAGTCGGTAGACGTTTCGATCGAAATGTTCAACAGTTATGGGTCTAGCGAAGTTGAAGATACTTTGTACGACATTTTGGGTGATAATGCTGTAACGCTCGTGATTTCGCCCAACGGCACCACCGAGTCGGCATCCAATCCGGAGTACACGATTTCGGGCGCATTCCTTAGCACCTTTACGCCTGTGGTAGGCACTGTCGGGGAATTGTCCATGGTTACCGTGAACTTTGTCGGCGGCACTTTCGCGCGCGACATCACCAACCCGTAATAAACAAAACCCAAGAAAGGACCGACAGTGATTGGGTGGACTCTAAAAGTAACGCTTGACGATGGTGCCGAACATGAGGTGCCGATCACGTATGCCGTGGCTTGCGCGTGGGAAGATCACCACCCCGCGCAGGCCATGGAAACAATGGTCAAGGAAGTGAAGTTTAAGCAGATCGCATATTTGGCTTATTCGGCACTCATGAAGGCAGGCGTAAAGGTCAAGGTTTGGCCGAACTTCATTGACACTCTTGGGGATGTTGATTTCATCCCAAAAGGGAAAACCAAGGACAAGCAACACGACTCATAGCCTCATTAGCACTTCGCACAGGAATAAGCCCGGTGGACCTGCTTGAGACACCAACGGCAATCATTAACGAAATGGTGCGGATGCTTAGAGAACAGGACGCGGAAGGAACTTAGATGGCCGTAGAGGTAATCGGTCTTAAAGAAAATCTAAGGCTACTTCACCGCATTAACCCGAGCCTGTCGCGTGAAATTCGTAAAGACTTTCGCAAATTGGCTAAACCCGCAGTAGACGAAATTGAGCGGATGAAACCCAACCGCGGGAACTTCCCTAGCGGGTTTCAACATGGCGGGCGCACAGGCGTAAACGCAGTGAAAAAGGTGCGTATCAATTTCAATACGCGGCGCGCACGAGCACGCAACCTCGCTCAAGGCGCACAATACGAAACCCTTGGCACTATTCGTATACAAACCGCGGACGCGCCTAGCGCAATTGCCGACATGGCAGGCAAAACCGGCAACGTACAGTTTTCGGGCCGCAGTCGTCGCTACGCCCGCAGGCCCGAGGGCCATGCGCTTAATGGGCAGGGTGGCTACCTCATTCGGAAACTTAATACGTTGGGCGCACCATCGCGTTATATGTGGCCCGGTGCGGAACGCGGACTAAACGAAACCGAAAACGAATTTGTTGATTTGGCTAAACGGGTCGAGGCCGAGATCAATAAAGAGTTGGCGAAAATTGGGTCGTCCGCTAACGAAATTCGAGCACGACAAAGGCGGGCACGCTAATGGCTATTTCCATCCCGATTATTACCGAGTTTGTAGACAAGGGCATTGTTGCCGCCCAAGGCGCATTCAATACCTTTAAGACCAAAGTTGGTGAGGCCGATGGTGGCCTAAACAAATTTAAGGCGGGTGCGGGCGTAGCCTTCGACACGATCAAGGCGAATGCGGGTGCGTTCGCAGTTGTCGCGGGTGGTGCGCTTGCCGCAGTTGGTGCCAAAGCCATTTCCGCGGCATCGGATTTCGAGGAAAGTTCCGCAAAAATCGGTGAAGTTTTTGGGGGTGCGTCTCAAGCCGTTTTCGATTTTGCGGAAGGTGCCGCACAGTCACTAGGTCAATCTCAACAGGATGTTTTGGATGCCGCAGGCACGTTCGGCACGTTCGGTAAGGCCGCGGGCCTAGCGGGTGACGACCTTTCCCAATTCACGATTGATTTCACGACCCTTGCGGGCGATCTCGCCTCGTTTAACAACACCACCCCCGAGGATGCCATCGCCGCGTTGGGGGCCGCGCTACGTGGTGAGGCCGAACCGATGCGCCGCTATGGCGTGTTGCTCGACGACGCAACGCTACGGCAAGAGGCTTTAGCCCTCGGCCTGATTAAGACCACTAAAGAGGCCCTTACCCCGCAACAAAAGGTTTTGGCAGCACAGGCCGCGATCTTTAAGCAGACAGGCGATGCGCAAGGCGACTTCGCACGCACCTCGGACAGTCTCGCTAACCAACAGCGCATACTTCAAGCCGAATTGGAAAACGTTGCTATTGAGATTGGGCAAAAACTGCTACCCGTCGCTGTGGATTTTGCCCACTTCGCAAACGACAGTTTGGTGCCTGCGCTTAAAGGCGTGCTAGATGTTGTCCTACCCGTGCTGGAGGCCTTTAGCAAGTTCGGTGGCACGTTGGATGAGGGCATGGCTAATGCCATTGGGCGGGCGCAAGACATGGGTAAAAGCCTGTCGGACATCGCCCGCGAACTGGGTGCTACCAACGAAACAAGCCTGACTTATATGGCGCAAGTGTTGGGTATGTCGCTTGATGACCTATACGAACAACTAGACCGCGATCTCGTGCCCGAAATTTATTTCCTTGAAAAGGCGTGGAAGGAAGGCACCCGCGCGATGGTGGATGCCAACACCGCGGCAGTTGATCTAAGTGACGGGTTTGTCACTGTTGAGGATGCTCTCAAGGAATTGAAAGGCGAGATTGACGAGCGGCAAGCATGGCGCAACCTCATTGACGTTATTGACGACGCGAAAACCGCCGCGATTGAGGCGTTTACCGAGGGCACCCCTAATGCGTTGCGTGACAGTGAGGCCGCGCTAGATGAGGCCCGACTCAAGGTCGGTGAATACATTGCGGAAATTGACTCGATACCTGAGGAACAAAAATCGGAATTCATCGCAATGCTTGATACTGCCGCAGTCGGGCAGATTGAGGCCATGCTCGCGTATTTGGCTCGGGCACGCGAAGTCCAATTTATGCCGGTTTTGCCCCCGGGTATGGGTGGCATTGGTGAAATTGGGTCGGGTGGCAGGCCGATTGGTGAGGCCCCGATCAGTGTGCGCCCACGCGCCGCAACAGGCGTGGTGGTGAATGTTGCCGGATCGGTCGTTACGGAACGTGATCTAGTTGAGTCGGTGCGTAAAGGCCTTGTGAATTCGCAACGCAACGGCAACCAGTTGGTTTACTCTAACTCATGACTTTGCCCGCTACCCCTGTCGTGCGTATCCGCTTGGGTACGGGTGCCGGTTTCGGTGACGTATTCGTGCTTGGTGACCCGCTAGATGGCATCCTCGGCACAAACGTGCTTGGCACCTCGGTAATCCAAACGGTAGACATTTCCAACACAGTTCAACGAATTGCCATACGCCGCGGGCGTGACCGAATGTTTGAGGAATATCAACCGGGCGTAGCCACCATTCAATTTCAAGATTTCACGGGCGATTGGAACCCCGACAACACCGCAAGCCCCTACTACGGCGAAATTAAGCCGATGCGGCAGGTACGTATCGAGACCGAGTACGCGGGAACTGGCTATTACTTATACACGGGTTTTATTACGTCGTGGGATTGGTCCTGGGCCGATCAGGCCGCAGACTATGCGCTTGTCACGATCCAATGCGTAGACGCATTCCGTCTACTACAACTGTCCAACATCACGAACGTGACTGGCGCGGCAAACAAAGATTTGCCGGGGGAACGCATAAACCTCATTCTTGACGAAATTAATTGGTCCGATGGTTTGCGGGCTATCGACACAGGGGACACCGAACTAGAAAACGACCCGGGCAACCAACGCAACGTGCTTAGTGCGCTACAGGTAATTGAGCAATCCGACCTCGGGGCACTGTTTACAGACGCAAACGGGCATATCACCTATTTGTCACGTAACACATTGTCACAGAAGGCCTCGGGCACCCCAACAGTGTTCGACGACGATGGCACCGATATCGCCTACCAAAATCTAGATATCAACCTTGACGAAACCGAACTAGCCAACCAAGTAACGTTCACGAGGCTTAGTGGCTCGCCGCAAACTGTCGAAGATGCCGCATCCATAGACGAATATTTCCTACGTTCATACAATCGTTCCGGTCTCATGATGGAAACCAACGCGACCGCATTGGCGCGGGCCACAAGCGTATTGGCCTACCGTAAAGACGCCCGCCTACGGGTGGACTCGATCAGTCTCGATATCTCAAGCGCGTCCAATCGGGTGCCTGCCGCGCTCGGTCTCAACATCGGTGACCCAATCATCGTCAATCGTGACATGGCCGCAAGCACAGGTTTTAGCCTTCGCGTCACTGTAAACGGCATTAGTCACGACATCACCCCATCCCGATGGGTCACAACCTTTTCAACCGCCTACCCGCTTAGTACCGCGTTCATTCTTGGGTCACTGGAATTCGGTATTTTGGGAACTAACACACTGTAAGGAGAAAATATGGCATGGCCTACTAAAACCGATTTTGTGGATGGTGACGTACTTTCTGCGGCACAAGTAAACAACATCGGCACCAATCTCAACGAGATTGACCCTACGGGTATTACCGATGGGTACGTCGTGACCGCAGATGGCGCGGGTGGCCTCGGATGGGAAGTTGTGCCATCGGGCGGCATCACTGTGATTGCTAGCGGATCGTTAAGCACGAGCGCGCTTGACCTTACGTCAATCCCATCTACATATAAAGCCCTTGAATTAATTTTGACTAACGCAAGTTTTAACAGCACAAACAACTGGGGCTTACAACTCAACGGGCAAACAGGCCCCACAAACGGTTACGCCTACGTACGACAGTTCACCACGACCAATACCGCAGCGCAGACCGGCACAAGTTTCCCAATTGACAACACTTGGGATAGTGCCGCGTCAGTTTCAATGAACTTTTATTTTCCTAATTATGCGGTCAGTAGTTACCAACAGGGTTTTTATTACAGCATGAACCAATCAAACGGTTTGGGTGGTTACGCAGTTTTTAATTATCGAGATAGCCAATTTGCTATTAACCGAATTCGTATTTTTAGTTTGTCAGGTGCGACGTTCGACGCAGGAACCTACGAATTGAGAGGGCTTAAGTAATGAAACAACTAATCGTCAATTGTGAAACGGGTGAGGCCACCGAGGTTGATCTCACGCCCGACGAAATTGCCGCCTTGGAACCTGCCGAAGTGGGCGCATGGAACAATTTGCGAGCGGAACGCAACAGACATTTGGCCGACACCGATTGGACAGTGCTAGGCGACTCGCCCACCCCTACCGCCGCATGGAAGGCCTACCGGCAGGCGCTACGCGACCTGCCCGCAAACACCACCGACCCGTTTAACCCGGTTTGGCCTACCCCGCCCGCATGAGGCCATATACCGGCACAAAAGACCTAGCGACAGGGCCACGCCCGGGCACCAAACGTTTTGCCGATTGGATGGTTTTTCTTTATGGTGCCCGCAACCTTGGCATTTACGCAGACCGCAAGGTGAACGGGCCTGGTGCGGGTTGGTCGGTCCATAAAACCGGGCGTGCCATGGATCTAGGCGGTAACCGAGACCAACTACGCACCATGATCGACGTTGCCTACCGCTATTGCAACGAATTGGGCGTAGAGGCCATCAACGACTATTCCGGGGCATGGATACCCACCAAAGGTTTTGGGGCCGCCTACAGGTGCTCACGAGATTATGGGGGCCTTCTCTCGGGATGGGTCGTCTATGACGCAAACAAAATCGGGCGTGGTGGCTCGTGGACCCATATTGAGATAAGCCCTACCATGGCCGACAGACCCGACCTTGTAGACAACGCATTTACCGAAATCCTTAATCAAGCCACGTAGGTCGCCCATGAATATCGCTAACCCGTCCAAAGCCCTCATTGCCCTTGTGGGCATGATTTGTATAACGATCCTGATGGGCGTAGGCGCGATCAGTTCCGAAACGGGCGTGCCGATCCTGACAACTATTATCGGGTATGCCGTAGGCAACGGGATAGCGGCGAAACAGGGCCAACCCGTAGAACCAATCATCGGCAAAAAACCCAAGTGACTTGATTGGGCGTTTTTAAGTCGGTAGACCTTGGGTGACCCCTGGAACCGACAGACAGGACGAACCATGAAAATTGAGCGTTTACTTATTGGTCTAGCCATATCCCTGCTAGCCATCACAGTGTTTTGGGATACCGGCAGTGATCCAAAACTAGAACAAAACACCTGGTCAGACACCACGTTTTCTAGCTCGACGACCACCATTTTTAGGGTGACAACGACAGTCGAGCCGACCACAACGACCGCGACGACAACGACCACCACAACCACCACAATTCCTGTGGCGCTCGTGAACCCTGACGCACCATGCCAAGAGTGGCTACCGATCATGCTTGAGGCGGGATGGCCTGCCGACCGCATGGTGCTCGAAACCGCGCTCACAATCGCATGGCGCGAAAGTAGGTGCCAAGCCAATGCCGACTCGGGACCGGATCACGGCATCTATCAGGTCAATCAGTATTGGTGCCGCCCGTCCCGCTACACACCTAACGGGTGGCTACAGGACCGCGGGATACTATCACACTGTGACGACCTGTTTAACCCGCAGATCAACGTGCGGGCCGCGCTTGCGATTTATCACTACAGTCTCGATAAGCATGGCGATGGCTTTTTGCCGTGGACCACGTACTCGGGCAAGTGAACTGGCGCGAACACGCCGCGTGTCTTGACCTGCCGCTAGAAATGTTTTTCCCCAAACCGGGGCCACGCCTGTACGGGCTAACTAAGCAGGCTAAAGCCGTATGCGCGTCTTGTCCGGTGCGGGTGGACTGTCTTGAGTTTGCGCTTACGTTTGTACGCGGCAAAGTCATCATGAACCCCGGCATCTATGGCGGCACGACCGAGCAAGAAAGGTGGCAAATAGCCCGGCAACGTATGATAAACAGATAGCAACTTCTCACCGACAGGAGAAAACCAAATGAACCTAGACAATTACGTAGACGTACCAACCCGCCTAAAACTGGCCTTAGAAAAGTGGCCCGATTTGCGGGTCCAAGAAACCGGGCGTGAACTTACCGACTTCGGTGGCCGACTCACCCTGATTTGTACCGTGACTGTTTGGCGCAGTCCCGATGACACCCACCCATCTATTGCGAGTGCCGCCGAAAACGTGCCGGGCCTCACCCCATACACCAAAAACAGTGAACTTATGGTGGGTTTTACAAGCGCGTTGGGCAGGGCTTTGGGCTATATGGGCGTAGGTATCAACAGTTCTATTGCGTCCCGCAATGAAGTCGAGGCCCGCCGCACCGATGACAAGCCCGCAGGCCTGCCCGAACCACGAGTGAAGGAACTTGGATCGAAGGTGCCCGCGGGGCCATCACAGGCACAACTCCAGTACCTGTCGAAATTGAATTACACGGGACCAACCCCACGAAACCGGCAGGACGCAAGCCGACTCATTGAAAGTCTGACTAAAGCACAGAAAATGCTCGACGATGCGAAAGAAAGTGAAGAAGATGCCTTCTGACCGAGTAACCGCTTATTACGACGAACTCGACCGAAACGCAATGATGCGCGCCATGTACCAAGAATTTGCGCAACAAAATCCACACGTGGAACACGAATTAGTTGTAATGGCCTTCAACCTAAAAAACCGAGGAATTGAAACCTACGGCATTGCCGCACTATGGGAAGTGTTGCGCTACTCGTGGCTCATCACAACCAACGACCCAAATAGCCAATTGAAACTCAACAACAATTACAAAGCGTTTTATGCGCGCGACATTATGAAGAAATATCCCGACCTTGACGGGTTTTTCACGACACGAAAGGCCCAAGCGGATGAGTAACCCTGACATAGGCAAAATCTTTAAGATCAACGAAAAAGCCCTACAAAACGCAGTGATCGAGTTAGCGCACTATTACGGGTGGTTGGTCCACCACACGCGCGCAGTCCAAATGCCCTCGGGCAAATGGGCCACCCCGATCCAAGGTGACGCAGGTTTTCCGGATCTTGTGCTCGTGAAGGGGCATCACACGATTTTCGTGGAACTCAAGTCGGCGATCGGGCGCACCAGCGAAGGGCAAGACAAGTGGATCGCCGCATTACAAGAGGCAGGGCAAGAAGTCCATATTTGGCGACCGAAAGACATAACCGCGATCAGGGAACGACTAAGTGAAAGGAATTAATTACATGGAACAACTAATTAGGCAGATCAGTGAACTTGGCAGGCAACTTGAGGTAGCCGCCTACCAAATTGAGCGAGCCAAGGAACGCGAGCACGACCTTGCGATTGAGAATCAACGTTTGCGTGACCAATTGGCTTACCGGATGACGCAATACGAAGAATTATCGACCGCGTTTAATGCGATCAACGCGAAGGCCGATGAACTAGGCCGCCGCCTCAACACGGCTCGCAACACGATCCGTCGCATGGAAGAGGGCGAACTGTGAACTTTCACGCTTTTAACCAACCAACCTTGGCAAATGTAAACCGATGGGGTCAAGGCGATGATGGGAACGTGACTGTGATCGCATCCGGTGAGCACCTGCTACTCGGTTTCTATTTACAGCGGGATAAAGCGAACAAATTACAGGTGGTTTACGTGGACCGACGCGGGCACGAGTTCCCGACCGCAATGGGCTTTTACGTCACCTTTCCGACTGTTGAAGAGGCAGACGCATGATTGTTCGCAGCGCACGCCCGCATCGAAACTACACAGTGGTCCACAACCAACTAATTGAGGATCAACGACTGTCGTGGAAGGCCCGAGGGCTAATCATCTTCCTACTGTCCAAGCCCGACCATTGGCGCACCACAACCGCCTATTTGGCCTCACAGTCGCCCGAGGGCATCCACTCGGTGCGATCAGGCCTAACCGAACTTGAGTCATTGGGCTACATAAAACGGATCAAGAAACAAAACCCGTCCGGGCAATGGACCACCCACACAGTCGTTTTCGACGAACCGCAAACCTGTGGATAAAGGTGTGGATAAGTAGCCAAGTTATCCACCACCGAAATCAGGTTTTCCGACCTCGGTTTTCCTGACTGCTTAGTAAGTACTGACTAAACAAATACTGACTTAATAGAACTGGCTTTAACTAAAAGAGGATATGCACAGATGGCGGGATACAAAGACCCCGAGTACCAACGAAACCGCAAATCAATCCTTGCCGGGTCACCCGACTGCCATTGGTGCGGCAAAGCCAAAGCCACCCAAGCAGACCACGTAATAGAACTCGACCGAGGTGGAGACCACAGTCTCGACAACCTCGTGCCCTCATGCGCCACCTGTAACGCACGCCGCGGCGCACGACACGTGAACAACAAAACCGCCCAACGCATACAAGCCCGCAACCAGGCACAACGTGACCCCAAAAGTTTCTTGGATCACCAAGCCCTCACC